TTTTTATGTAAGTAAGGGCAACCTAAAGACAACATAGTTAGTTCTCGGGGATCTTCTATGCCAATTTCAATAACTTCAATCATTTTTTTATTTTGATCTAATGTTAATTTCTTTTTAATTGCGTACCTACTATTTAAGTTGTAGCTAATCCAGTGCTCTAAAAGTTTGGCGTCTATTGAACGATCGACTGCTAGTTTAGCAAAGTGCTCTGGAATAAAGGAGAGTTTCCTTAATCCCAGAACGCCTAACGGGTTTATCTCACCTCTACTTAACGACATTAACTACCTACTTATTTATAGTATGCAGTTTGGCCGAAGGGAGAAACGATGCTATCATTACCGTGGATAATAAACAGACTTTCGCAGTAGTCCTCATCGCCCCAGCTACCGCAAGGGTATCCGTCTGTAAACATGATGAAACGCTTGGGCTCAATACCTTCGTCTTTCATGAACTGATAGTTTACATCAAAGTCAGTACCACCACCGCCTTTAACTTCGTAGCTCATAATTTCATCAGCAGTATCACCTGTGAAACGTGCATAGTTATAAACCTGTGTATCAAAACACCACAAGTCTAATTTAAAATCAACGTACTCGTCCATGATGCCCTTAACTTCGCTGATAAAGTCTTTGGCCATTGCATCGCTAATAGAGCCTGACATGTCAATTGCTACGGAAACATCAATAGTTTCTTCGTTCATCATGCCCGGAAGTACAGCACCACAATGTTGGCTTTTACGGTTAGGACGTTGGAAACTAAAATTGCTCTTGATGATACTCTGGATATTCATACGCAACAATTGGCGCCAGTCCATTTTAGGTTCTGTAAAGTCCTGGATAAGACGACGAACACCTGCAGGAACTCTGCCAGCACCTGCTGCCTGGGCCGCCGCTACCATAGCTTCCTTGATCTCATCGCGGATCTGTTTCTTTTCCTCTGCAGTCAAACGTGGACGACCTTTACCGTCTTTGTTTCCGTCTTCACCCTCGCTATCACCGTCTTCGCCTTCACCGTCAAGGTGCTCGTCGAGAAGTTCACCTAGTGAGCCGATATCGATCTTTTCTGCTTTTTCGTACAAGTCGTCATAGATTTGTTCGTAGCTCAAACCTCGATATTTGTTGTCTTGAAAAATTTTAATAAAAACTGGCACTTCACCAATCCGCTCGTCTTTAAGAATTTGATTAGTGGCAAAGTCTGCGGCAATGTTAGATAGCTGGGGATCTCGATGATCACGACGGCCCATGTGATCAAAGACGTTGTGGAGAACTTCGTGAGCAAAACCAAACTCTGCTTCTTTAGGTTTGAGTTTGTTGACAAAATCGTTATTGTAATAGAAGTTTCTTCCGTCGGTGGCTAGTGTAGCACACCAGTCAGATGCATCGACTAATTTAAGGCGTGTGGCAAGATTGCCAAAGAATGGATGTCGCAATAGCAATCCAATACGGGCAGTAACTAATTTTTCTACAATCTTAGATTTCTCTGCCTGAGTGTATTCTTTAGTAGCCACAGGCTTTTTAACTTTTTCAGTTTTCATTACGGAAGTCATAGCAGTCCTTGTTAGTGTCTAAGTATATATTATACAGTAAATTTATCAAAAGAGCAAGTAAAAAAGGCCCTTACGGGCCAATTTTATTCCATTGCTTGGATAATGTATTTGCCAAACTTGTCGTGGAAACGATCAAAGTTCTTCAATTTAGATGCATCAAACGGCAGTTGATAGTTAGTCAATGCAACCTTTGCACCCATAACAACCAATTCAGTTGGGAAATTATCCATCATAAAGCCAAAGAAGTTGTCTGCCATAGCATCCCAACCTTTAACTTTCTTCTGATCGGCACTTTGCAGTTCATAGCACAATGACACAGTCAACGAATACATTGCAGAAATCTCTTTAATGTTGCACTTTTCAACCTTGCCTGCCAAAATATCTTCTGGCTTAGGCATCTGTTTTGCCACTTTGCGGTGTGCCATAAACTTAACAGCCAAGCCTTCACCAATAGCACCGGCAACCAAATCGGTCAAAGTACCTTCGTCCAAGTCATCGTCGATGAGCAAGTCACTGACAAATGACCAGCTACGTGGTGTAGCAAAGGCACGTGAGCTAGACTTTGGATCAAAGTCGTACAAGTCTTGTTTGGCAAAGCCAACATAACCTACAACCTGTTCGTGAACACGGTTGTTAGTAGCCCATTGCATCCAATCTTCGTAGTCTGTTTTCAGTTCCAAGTGAACAAAACGGTTAGCCAACGGAGCAGGCATACGGTAAGTAACACCCTTATCTGACTCACGGTTACCGGCGGCAACAATTGACACACCTTCTGGCAATACATAAGTACCAACACGACGGTTCAGCACCAATTGGAAAGCCGCTGCCTGTGTAGCAGGAGCCGCAGAGTTCAACTCATCCAAGAACAGGATAGCAGTAGACTCTGGATCTGTAGGCAATTCTGCCGGAGGTGCCCAGGTCATTGTGTTTTCATTGGAGTTGTAATACGGGATACCTTTAATGTCAGTGGGTTCCCAAAGGCTCAAACGAACGTCGATAACATCGCGACCTTGCTCGTTACCGATTTGTTTAACAATATCGGATTTGCCAATACCCGGAGGGCCCCACATGAACACAGGACGCTTAATTTTAACGCACTTACGAATAGAGCGTTTTGCTTCGTTAGGAGTAACTGTGCGATTAGATGAAATTTGCTCTGCCATTTTTAACTTTCGGTGTATAGTTGAGTTAATATACTGATTGCCGTCTGCTTCAGTATGTATTAATTATACACGGTTTCTATGGCTACGTCAAGCGGATTTTAAGTTTTTTGCCTTTGCAGACGAAAATTTTGCAATGTTGCCAGAAAACAACACCAACTGCACAGCCATTTTTTCGGAAAATACATAGATTTCTTTGTTAGACACGTACCACGGGCAGTCAATAAAGTTGTCTAATTGTATTATTAGTTGGTTTGTATATTCTACGGGCTGATCAAATCGAACCCTGTGTGCTTTGAGCTGTGTAGTAAATCGAGCAAACCCATCATCGGTTAGTCGTAATCCGCCCTTTTCTTTTTTACGAGGATTTTGCCACCATAAAGAAACGAGCTTTCTAATAGACTTTTCGTCAGTTGATAAACCAGCGTGTTCTGCTACGTATTTGGTGAGATCAATCTTCTGATTCATTGGTTAACTTGTCCCCAGTTACCAATTTAAAAACAGAAAATTCTGTGGTGTTGAACTGCTTGTTGAGCTTTTCGGCAAGATTAATAGCATGTCCGGAATTTGAAAAACTAACTTTTTTATATTTTGGACCTAGTTGTTGTGCTACAATACTGCTGGTTTTTAAATTAATTGGCTTATTCTGATAGAATACGGCCCAAATAGCATCAGCTTCTAGAACTTGTTCTGTTTTATAAGTCTTTTTACTAGTAATTTCTAGTAAGACTTTAGGTTTAGGCCTGCTCATATATACGTTTCTCCGAAAAGTGCGTATATATTTAGCAGGTTTGATTAAAATTTTCCGCCGTTCATCCTAACTTCTAGATTTCCTGTACTGGCCGCAGAACTAGATTGATCCAATTCTCCGCTTAGTCTAGTCATTACAACAGCTAAACTATTTTGAAGATCTGTCGCTTCTTTGATAGTAAGTGTTAGATTCTTTTGATTTGACTTAATTGCAACTCTAGTTTTATCTAAAAAGTCTTCAATTGGTAATGTGTTTAATGGTTTCATTCTTTATTTACAGAAGATAAAGCCGATTTCATTTCTGTTTCGGTCTTAAATGGGCCGTAAAACGGATATCGTTCAAGTGTAATTAACTTGGGACAGAAGCTTTTAACCCATCCCTTTTTGAATTTAATAATGTAGTGTCCTGCACAATATTGACTCTTACTCTTAGCACTCTTTGCATATAATGGCAGGCGCTTTTTTACACTATAAACAGATTCGTAAGGCTTACTACTGCAAGGAAAGTCATAGATGTAATATCCTTCTGTGGTATCTTTCTTGACTTTTTTAATACTCTCTTCAAAAATAGCAATACCGAACTGTGCGTTAACTTCTGCTAGATCATTGAAGTTAATTTGTTTTCCATTCTTAAAAAATACATAACCTTTTTTAGCTTTGGCAACGCTACCAATCTTTGTTTTGTCGTCTCTAACTAACCATTCTTTATTAGGAATAACGACTTTAGCAGTTGAGTTCATTGTGTGTACCTCGCATTAAGTGGCTCAGCATAACTTGTTACCTGTTCGCTGATTTTAACAAGATCGTATTCGGCACAAAGTTTGAGTAATCGGACACCTACTTGTGGAATATTCTTGTTTGCAGTTGTTGCAGTATTAATTGTTTCTTGTATCAATGCTTTAATGTCATCCGGTTGTGCTGTTAAGTCGCACAATAGTTTATTACGAGTATAATCGTCTAACACACGATGTTCAACACCTTCGTGATCGGACCACTTCTGGAGCATCATGTTGTTCCAATTGTACCCCTTGTTGTTTCTATCGGCAAAGGCATCACGGAGACCAACTTTATTCTTTGTCCCTTTCTCACGTACTCCCGGATATGCAGAAAAGATGTTGTCGGATGTGTCGCCACGCATACACTTCTCAAAGAGTAGCCATTCTGGGTCCGGCGCGGATTTGACTTGTTTAGTCTTTTTATCAATGACAGGCTTACCCTTTTCATCAAAGTATCCTTCATGTGTAGTTGTAATTGCCATTACGCCGTTGTATTGTTTTACGTTTGGTGCAATTAACTGTGCAAAGTCGCCATCTGTACTTACAATAATATGTGTATCGTTAGGATGACTCTGAATCCAGCCTGCAATCAAATCATCTGCCTCAAGGCGTGGATGTTGTAGAACAGTTGTATTTGTCTTCTCTGTAATAAAGCCTTTAAACTCATCAAACGTTTCCCAGAATACACGATCTTCTTCTGCTTCACGTGGGCTTTGTGCCGCACGAGCTTCTGTGCGTTGACGTTTATAAGGTGCATATACATCTTTGCGCCAGCTTCGACCTTCTAAAAAGAAGATAACATGGTCGCCTTTAAAATCACGCCATGCTTTACGAACACTACCTAACACAGTAGCTAGGCTCATACCAATCTTATCTTCCAATGTGCCACGAATAGCGTGACGAGCACGGAAGAAAGTATTTGCCGTATCTACTAGAATATATGTCTTTGACATTAAGAAACCTCAGTTCTGCCGTTGCCTAAATTGTTTACATTAATAAATCCACTACCCCTACGCTCCATATCAATACCGTCGGCTGCTCCAACGTTGCGACATAGTTCGGAGAACCATTGATCTACAATTGCCTCGTCCGTTTCACCATTGTAACCGGACGCTCTTAATTGTAACACAAAGTATTCGTTCCAGTCAAGTTCAAAGAATCCATTGCGGATGTTATCTTTGTTGACGTGAGTATCCAAAACGGCTACCCAAGGTTCTTTGTTAGCAGTAGCCTGTTCTTTTGGAGAAAGTTTAACTGGTTCTTGTTTGACAACTGGTTCGGGATCTTTAATCCCAAAGATTTTTTTGATAAATTGTTTCATTGTTTTCTTTTTAACTGGTATAACTGCTTGGTCTAGAATACCCATTAAGTACCCCACTCGTTTTTAAACAAAGGCACCTGCAATCTATCGCTATAGCGAAGTCCGTGTTTCATGGCCGCTAGTGCCACTGCTCGATTATTTAATGAGTAAACACTTTCTACTCCGCCTACGGGCATCAAATATACAGGACCTTGGAATCCTGCATCTCTATATTCTTGTGTAGCTTTTAATGCGTCTTGGATATCTTCTTCTGTGGCTACTACAAATTTCAAATATGCGTGTCCGTAGTTTTCGTAGTCAACAACTACTTTAGGCTTAATAGCATCCTTCCACGGCTCTCCACTTGCAGGAAGTTTAGCACTAACTGAGAATGTAAATTCTGTGTGCCCACTACGCATTGACAAATACTCTTTGAACTTTTCTGTCAGACGCATTGTGCCGTTAGTTTCAAATGTAATGTCTTTACAGCCTTTCATACAGTCTTGTTCTAACAGATCTGGAAACGCACGTTGCCAACCTAGCAAAGGCTCGCCACCTGTGATAACAAGATGCTCATCACGCCATGCACCAAATGGCAATGTTGCTACAATAT